AGCGAGATCGAAGACCTCAAGGCCGAGAACGCGGACCTGCGGCGGAAGCTTGAAGTGTGCAAGTCGCCAGTTCGTTGCGAGTTCGTGGAGGACGATGGTGGCCGAGCCGCCGCCGGATATGGGGGGGCCGCAGGGGATTGCGTTGCCCGCGCCACCGCCATCGCCACCAGCAAGCCATATACCGAAGTATTCGAAGCGCTGAAGGCGCGGCACGCCAAGTATGTGAAGCGCCATCCCGATAGTTGGGAAGCCGATCATATGAAGCGCCGTCGCAAGGCGCCTATTGAGTATGGATGCAATGAAAAAATCTACGCCCCCTATCTGCGATCTCTGGGATGGCAATACACGCGGATAAGGGAGCGCCTGTGTCTCCGGGCCGGCGCCCTCCCACCGGGGCGGCTGATCGTGGCACTTGACGGCCATTACGTTGCTGTGATCGACGGCGTTATCCACGACACCTATGACAGCGGCGGGGCCGGCCGGAGGCAGATGGAAGGCTACTGGTCACAGGGCGACGCCGAGGCTGGGATCGAGCTGTGCCGCGACCGAGAGGCGCAGCCGTGACCGTCGCTCCGATCATCATCACCATCGGCGGCGAGCCGGTCGCGAAGGGCCGCCCGCGCGCCACGCGCCGGGGCATGATGTACACGCCCGCGAAGACGCGCCGGTACGAGGCCCACGGTCGTCTCGCCGCGCAGCTCGCGATGGACGGCCAACCGCCGATCGGCACGCCGTGCCGCGCGGAGATCACGATCGATCTGCCGGTGCCCCAGAGCTGGCCGCAGAAGCGCTGGGACGCGGCGCTGCGTGGCGACACCAGGCCGACGACCAGGCCGGACGCCGACAACTACATCAAGAGCGCGCTCGACAGTATCAACGAGATCGCCGTCACGGACGACTCCCTCGTGGTCGAACTCGTGGCCGTCAAGCGATACGCAGTGCCGCAGCTCACCATCACGATCGCCCCGCTCCCGGCCTTCACCGCACAAGGAAGGTCGGCATGAGTGCGCGGATCGACATGTTTGGCCCCGCACCCGCTGCCGACAACAACCTCATCGGCCGCAAGGTCAAGCTCGATCGCCCGGTCGATCGTGAGCGGCCATGCTGCAACAACATCTGCATCATCAGCGCCAGTAAAGGGCCGCACACTGGTGCGCTTCACTGCGCCGACTGCGGCCAACACCGGGGCTGGCTCTCCAAGACAACCGCCGCATGGATCGAGAGCGTCATCACGCGCTTCGGCGCGCCCACGAAACCGATCGTCGTTCGCAAGTCCCACACCTACGAAGAGGAGGCGCCGCCGACGGAAGCTCAATCCTAACACCAACTCCACATGCGTGGCCAACAGCGAAAGGCTTTTCCCATGCGCACAGAAGACGCGTTCCCCGGCAAATACCTCAAGTCCTCCGACGCCAAACCCAAGCCGCTCGTCGCCGTGATCTCGCACGTCGAGATGGAGATGGTCGGACAGGGTCAGGACCAAAAGCGCAAGCCGGTCCTGCACTTCGAGGACCAGAAGCCTTTGGTCCTCAACCGCACCAACTTCCAGGCGCTCGTCGACGCGTTCGGCGACAGCGACGACTGGCCCGGTCACAAGATCAAAATCTACTGCGTCAAGACACAGTACGCGGGCAAGTCCGTCGACGGGCTCAGGATCCAGGCGATTGCCCCCCAGCCGGCGCTCGCTGACAACAACGACGAGATCAACCTCTAGATACAGGAGACCACGTTATGACTGAGAAGCCCCGCGTAGTCTCGCCGGAGGATCAACCGAGCGAGCAAGCTGCAGACGATCAACCGAGCGAGCAAGCCGCACCCAACCCCTTCGATCCCGAGCGGTTGCGCCTCGATCTCAGCTTCTCGGAAGACGAAGGCGTCAAGAAAGCGATCATCACCATCCCGGTGAAGAAGCCCAGCGGCCAGGACTTCATTAGGGTCCACCCGAGCACGGCCTTCAGGCTCCCCGTCGCCATCATCGAATTGCGGGACGATCGCGAGACGTTTCTCGTGTTGCCGGCTATCGCTCGCGATATCCCCGGAGAATACAACACGGTGACGATGTACACCTACATCAACCGGCAAGGCGTCGTCTTTCTGTGGCCGGTGCGATTGCCGGGCCCTGATGGCCGTCAACTGGAATGGCACCGCTCGGCGGCCGAGGCGGCCGAGATGGCGATGAAACGTTGGGTGCGCGTCAAAGCCAATATGTCGCTTGGTGCCTACGAAGTGTATGAAGCCGCCGCCACCATTCCAGAGCCTGGGTGGCCCCCCGATCTCACCTTCCAACAGATGTTGACGATCGCCTTCAAGGGCCGGTTGGTCGATAGCTTCGACCACCCTGTGCTCAAGCGGCTGCGCGGAGAAACGTGATGTTGCCGCTGGAGCGCTGGCCATATCGAGAAATCTGGCTAGCTGACTTCGAATTCCTAGCGGAGGCGGGCGAGCGTCCCGCCCCCGTTTGCTTATGCGCTCGTGAGCTTCGCAGCGGCCGCGAAGTCCGGCTATGGCGCGACCAGCTGGGACCGAAGCCGCCGTATCCGACCAACGCGGACAGTCTTTTCGTCGCCTACTACGCCTCGGCCGAGCTCGGCTGCCATCTGGCTCTGGGGTGGCCGATGCCACAACGCATCCTCGACCTCTTCACTGAGTTTCGGTGCGGCACCAACGGGCTCGCCGTTCCCGCTGGCAATGGTTTGATCGGCGCGCTTACCGCCTTCGGCTTGGACACCATCGGTACGACCGAGAAGGATGAAATGCGCGCGCTGATCCTGCGTGGCGGTCCGTGGTCCGACGATGAGAGAGCAGACATTCTCAACTACTGCGCCGGTGACATCGACGCGCTCGCTCGCTTACTGCCGGCCATGGCACAGCGGATAGACCTGCCGCGGGCACTCTTGCGTGGCCGCTACATGGCCGCCGCCGCCAGCATGGAATATGCGGGCACGCCGATCGATGCGCCCATGCTCGACCGGCTGCGACGACATTGGACGGCGATCCAGGACAGGCTAATTGCGCAGATCGATTTGGACTATGGCGTTTTCGAGGGACGCACCTTCAAGCTTGACCGCTTTGAGGCATGGCTCACGCGTGCCGGCATCCCGTGGCCGCGGCTCGACAGCAACCGGCTCGATCTGAGCGATGATACATTCCGGCAAATGGCACGCGTTTACCCGGCCGTGGCGCCGCTGCGTGAGCTGCGAAGCTCGCTCGCCGAGCTGAGACTCAACGACCTTGCCGTTGGACGCGACGGCCGCAACCGCACCATTTTGTCAGCATTCCAGGCCCGCACCGGCCGCAACCAGCCGAGCAACAGCAAGTTCATTTTCGGCCCGAGCGTGTGGCTTCGATCGCTGATCAAGCCGCCTTTCGGGATGGCGATCGCCTACATCGACTTCGAGCAACAAGAATTTGCCATCGCGGCCAAGCTGTCCGCCGACGCCAATATGTTGGCGGCGTACTCGAGCGGTGACCCCTATTTGGCTTTCGCCAAGCAGGCCGGCGCCATTCCTCCCGAAGGGACGAAGGCGTCGCACGCAAGCGTGCGCGAGCTGTTCAAGACGACAGCGCTTGCCGTGCTCTACGGCATGGAAGCGGAAGGTTTGGCGCTGAAGATCGATAGGCCGACGATCATCGCGCGTGATCTTCTACGGGCTCACCACGAGACTTATCGCCAGTTCTGGCGCTGGTCTGACGCTGTTGTTGATCATGCGAAGCTCACTGGCAAGCTGCACACTTGTTTTGGGTGGGCGCTGCAGGGTTGCTACGACGCCAATCCGCGCTCGCTGCGGAATTTCCAGATGCAGGCGCACGGCGCGGAAATGCTGCGACTCGCTTGTTGCTTGGCCACCGAGCGCGGCGTCGAAGTTTGCGCCCCGGTGCACGACGCGTTGCTGATCGCGACTCCAATCGATCGGATCGAGGCCGCCATTACAGTCACGCGGATGGCCATGGCTGAGGCGTCGCGCATCGTGCTCGGCGGGTTCGAGGTGCGCACGGAGGCCAAAGTGGCGCGCTCCCCGAACGCTTCACCGATGCGCGTGGCACCCGCATGTGGAGCGTCGTCACCCAATCGCTTGATGAAGCCGGGAAGGGAGAGGCAGGCCTGCAAGTGGCATGAAGTCACCGCGAAGGCCGCCGCCGCAGCCGAGCGCTTGCGGGATCTCGCCGAAGTCGAGCGTCGTCTTGGATTGGGAAGGAAGTGGCGTGAGCGACGAGATGCACAACCGCTTTGATCTAGATAAGGTTCGGATTGACACTGGCGAGATGTGGGCGGTGGCGCCAAAGAAGATCAAGAGGCGCCGGCGGCAGTCACCATCGTGCCGGGAGTATGGAAGGAAGGGCTCACCAAGGCTCGATATATCGCCACTTACCGGGTTGCGCTTCACATTCTCATGCGGAACTGGGAAGGCGGCGGCCAGCCCTTTACGTTATCCAACGGGGCGATGGCGCTGGAGGGTGTGGGGCGCGGCACCAAATGGCGGGCGCTGCGGGAACTGGAACAGCTTGGGCTTATCAGGATCGAGCGGCGCAAGCGCAAGTCGCCGCGGATCACCACCTTACACACAACCGCCAACCCTGAGGAAGCATGAGACGCAGATGTGCAACCGCCTTGCATCCGTAGGTCTCATATCATGAGACACCGGCGTGCATACGGTCTCTAGTCTATATGTCTTCGTCTTAAATATATATCGTGGGTACCCCTTGGGTGCGTGTCATTGGCAGAGGGAAATGCGGGTCTGGATCTTCGGGGCTGGACGTTCGCACTCACGCCGCCCTTGTACCGATAGCGATCATTCCAAGCGGCCGATTTGTCGTCGGATCTACGTTATAGGTCCTATAGCTTACGCGGACGAACCAAAGCGCACGCCGCGTTCCTTCGCGCGCTTACGGCCTTCCCCCGTGCGTCGCGCTCGAATTCGGCCGCACGTGTCCGACGTCGGGATTGCCCCTGCGGCCGGGCTATCGAAGCCGAGCGTGACTCGTCGCCCCGTATCGGATGGACGCTTCCTGTCCCTACAAATTCGAGAGCTTCTCGCTTTGGAAGTTGTCCGAGATGCGGCTGGACGACTTCGTCCAGAATAGAGGCGAGGCCCTTGCGCCGGTGTCCAAAGCTCTTTTAGAAGCGCATGCTCGCTTCCAGACGAATTGAACGACCGAAGGCAGTCGAGGGGGGTGCCGCAACTCCAGCGCCTGCCGTCGAGTGGCGGCCGATGCTATGGCTGCTGAAGGATGAGCGTAGCAACGAGCCACACCACGGTGTACGAAAAAACCCTTCGAAATTGCATTGCCGAAATCCCAACAAAACGCGTCATTTTGGATGCTTGATTAGTGCTCTTCCCAAATGGGAGGGATTGAGCCATGCGTCGAGCGGTTATCTACCTTCGGGTCTCCACCCTGGATCAGACCACGGCCAATCAGGAGCGTGAATTGCGCGAGATCGCTGACCGCATGGGTTGTGAGATCGTCAAGGTCTACAAGGACCATGGGATTAGCGGTGCCAAGGGGCGGGACAAGCGTCCGGCCTTCGACAAGTTGTGCCGTGACGCCGCACGGCGGGAATTTGACGTGGTTATGGCCTGGTCGGTCGATCGGCTGGGCCGCAGTCTGCAGGATTTAGTTGGCTTCCTCTCCGAGCTGCACGCGCTCAGGATCGACCTCTTCCTGCGTCAACAGGGCCTCGACACCACAACGCCCGCGGGTAAGGCGATGTTTCAAATGATGGGTGTTTTTGCCGAATTTGAGCGGGCGATGATCGCTGAACGAGTCCGTGCCGGGCTTGCGCGTGCTCGGAGTGAAGGTAAACGTCTCGGACGGCCCTCGATTGCCCCTGCGCTCGAAAAGCGAATCCGTGAGGCCCTGGCGCTCCCTGGCCGGCCCGGTGTGCGCGTTATTGCCAAACAGTTTGGGGTCAATCCGGGCACGGTGCAGCGCATCAGCCGCCCTTTCGCCGCCGCAAGCATCGGCGGCCTGACATAGCCCCCGCGCGAAAAAGGCGCGTGACCTAACTCGTCCCGGTAACTCGCACGATTTCACTCGGGCCGTAAGACCGCCTTGCCGTTCCGGCTTTGTTCTGTTATACAGAACGTCGTTCTGTTCACCAGAATAGGAAATCCAATGGCCCGTCCGAAACCATCGGCTCCGCAGTGGCAGCCCGGCCACTCCGGCAACCCAAAGGGCCGCCCCCTAGGCAGCCGCAATAAGCTCAATGAGAAATTCATCCTCGCGCTACACGACGACTTCGCGAAGCACGGGCCGGCTGTCATCGAGAAGGTGCGTGAAGCGCGGCCGGAAATTTATCTGAAGGTAATTGCGTCAATCCTACCGAGAGAACTTCATTTCAAGAGCGCAAACGCTTTTGATGGGATGAGCGATGAAGAGCTTAGCACGCTCCTTGTCGACGTTAGACGGTCACTCACTGCTCGGGCTGGAGAAGGCAGCCCAGCGGGAAGCGACACGCCGAGCGTCGGCTCGAAGCTTAATTGACTTCACCTGCTACACGTATCCCAGATACGAGCCTGCAGGCCTGCATAGGCAAATCGCCGAGCAGCTCGAACGTGTCGAGCGCGGTGAGATCGACCGGCTAATGCTGCTGGTGCCACCGAGACACGGGAAATCCGAATTGGCCAGCCGGCGTTTTCCCGCTTGGTACTTGGGCCGGCATCCCGAACAGCACTTCATTTCTGCATCTGCGAGCTTTGCGCTCGCCGAAGATTTTGGCCGCGAGGTGCGGAACCTGATGAAATCGGAAGAATATGCGCAGGTGTTTGACGTGCAACTCGCCGAAGATAGCCAGGCGCGCGGACGTTGGAACACGGCGCAAGGCGGCAGCTATTACGCCGTCGGCGTTGGCGGCGCGCTCTACGGACGCGGAGCGCACATAGCGCTGATCGACGACCCCTTCAGCTCAATGGCAGACGCGCGCTCGGAGCCCATTCGCCGCGAGCTTTATAGTTGGTACACGGGCACGCTCTACAACCGCCTCGAACGCAAGGGAACCATCGTTATCATCGGCCATAGGACACATCAGGATGACCTACAGGGACGGCTGCTCGCTCAACAAGCTGCCGGCGGTGACCAGTGGACGGTCGTTGAGCTTAAAGCTCTATCAGCGTCGGGCGGGGCGTTGTGGCCGGAGAAGTTCGATAGCGAGGCGCTGGCCCGCATCAAGGCGAACACGACTGCACAGGACTGGGTCGCCCTCTATCAGCAGGAACCCACACAAGAGGTCGGCTCGTACTTCAAGGAGGACTGGCTCATTCCGGTCCTCGACCTTCCGCCACGCAGCGTCCTGAACGTCTATGGCGCATCCGACTACGCCGTCACCTCCAACGGCGGCGACTACACCGTGCATGTGGTGATTGGCATCGATCCGAAGCGGCGGATGTTTTTGCTCGACCTCTGGCGGCAGCAGACCTCGTCCAATGTGTGGATCGAGGCGTACTGCGACCTAGAGCAGATTCCGGTCGAATTCACTTATAACCTGCGTGCCTGAAATAGTTGCAAGCTTCGCGAGCGGCTAGGGTGCAGGTGAACCTAGCAATGCGGCGGCGCAGGCGAGGAATCGTTCGTTC